GGAAATTGAAGTTGAAATTAGAAATGCTGAAACAATCGAAGCTGTTAAAGCAATTGATATCACATTCTAATATTAAAAAAATAAATGACTAGATAGATTTTCTATCTAGTCATTTTTATTTTCTAATTAAACGAATCTGTCATGATTTAATTTAACTGATTGTGTATTTACTGTAGCATATAATAACGTAGTATCTATTTTATTATGACCTAATAAAATCTGTACTTGCTCGATAGGAACCCCTGTATCGAGAAGGTTAGTAGCAAATGTTCTTCTAAATCTATGTGGATGACATTTTTCCACTCCAGCACGTTTACCTATTTCTCTTATAATAGATTCGACACCGCTTTTTTCTAATCTATTAAATGGATATTTCTTAGTAACAAATAATGCCGGATTATTATCGACTCTTGTATTTAAATATCGTAATAAATGGACTTTGCTTCTAACATCAAAATATATAACACGTTCTTTGCTACCTTTACCAAATACAATACCTTCTCTTTGGTTAAAATCTAAATCTGAAATATCTAGTCCACAAAGTTCACTAACACGAATACCTGTAGAATACAGAAACTCTATAAGTGATAATTCCCTATAGTTTCTACAAGCATCTTTAATCATTTCCAATTCTTCATGACTAAATGGTTTCTTTATAACTTTATCACTTTTTATTTTCTTTATCTTTTTAACCGGGTTTTTAATAGCATAATCCTCATCTTCTAGCCAATTATAAAATGATGAGAAACACCTTCTCATATTATCTATAGTTAGACTAGAACACTTATGTTCATCTTGATAGTGCATTAAATAAGCTCTGATATCAGCAGTCTTGACATCAAATAGAGTCTTACCTTCATCCATTTGTTCAATAAAATTGAAAATCGTATTATAGTAAATTTTTAAAGTATTACTAGAAAGATTTTCAAATTTCTTACTAAGTAAAAATTCTCTAAGTACATTATACGAACTTGCAAATTCAGAACTGGGTTGTTGTAATAATCCCATCTGAATTGCTTGCTGGTGAAATTGGTCTTGGAAAAGTTGTCTTTCATTATCACCTTTAAGTTCTAAATCAATTTTGCCCTGCTTTTTCAGGTTATCCAAAATCGTGTCAATTTCTTGTCTGTCTCTTTCATGTACATCAAACATTTATTACCATCCTTTCTTTATTAAATTCATGACATCTTCAGTAAAATAATATTTTTCTATTTACAAAAAATTAAGAATAAATAGCAAAGGATGGATAGTGTTATGAGTAAAAAATATAGAGGATTAGTTCTAGCGGACATACATTTCGGAGCAACAGATGTTGATGAAATGAAACAAGAGCTTAGAACTAATCTATTTAATCTTTTGGACACTAGATATTATTTTGACTTTATAATTATAGATGGTGATTATTGGGATAAGAAAATATTCTTAAACAATCGTGCTAGTGATGCAGGATTATGGCTTATGAATAAATTAACCCAATATACAAAATGTATACGAATTGTTTATGGTACAGAATCACATGAAGTAGATCAGTACCATATATTTTCTATTTATGAAAATATGAAAGGTTTAGATTTTAAAATTATTAAAACCGTTTGCGAAGAAGAACTACTTCCAGGAATGCAAGTTTTGTATCTTCCTGAAGAGTATATTAAAGATAAAGATGAATACTATAAAGAGTTCTTCAGTCAAAAGAAAAAATATGATTATATATTTGGTCATGGTGTAATTGCTGAAGCAATGACTATGATTAAAAGAGAAAATAAAAAAGATAAAGATAGTAGACTTAAACCAGCTGTATTTACTACAGCAGATTTTAAGAAATGCTGTAAAGGTGAAGTTTATTTCGGTCATTACCATGTACATACAGTAATTCAAGATTATGTCCATTATGTTGGAAGTTTTACTCGTTGGATACATGGTGAAGAAGAACCAAAGGGATATTATGAAATAATTTGTGATTTAGAAGATGAACCTCATTATTCATCGGAATTTCACGAGAATTATGATGCTCCAAAATTTAAAACTCATATATTTGGATACGACCATGAAATTTTTTCATCAGAAGAAATGCTTGAAAATCATTTAAAGACATTAAGAAACTTAATTGAAAATAGTGATAATAAAAGTACAAGACTTATTTTCAATATACCAGAAGATTACCCAAATCCAGAATTTTTTATAAGTACTATGAGAGAGAATTTCAGAAATTTAAATGGAGTTCATTGTGACTTTGTAAATGGATATATATCAAAGAAAAAGCAAACTGACGAATCGGCTTTAAAAGATATATTATTTAAGTATGACTATATACTCAATAAGAATCTATCTGTTGGGGAAGTTTTAAATACATATATCAAAGATTTAAATGGAAAGGAATTAGGAGGGGAGCAAATAGATATGTATTTACATACAGATGTCATGAAACTTATAGAAATGGAGATGAATGATTAATATGGAACATGAAGAAATAATTTATATTTGTTTAGGAATAATAGTATTCATATTATATATAATAAATGATAAATTAGGTGATATTAGATACGAATTAGAATTAATCAATTCTAAAAATACTGATGAAAATGAAGGAGATAAATGTGATGAATAATACAGCTTCAACATGGTTTTTGATTGTGATGTTAGTTGTTATTATATCACAATTATTCCCACCTACAAATGGTAAAGGAGGTCAAAAATGGTAAGATTAAATTTTATGGAAGGTATTTTATGGCTTTGTGGATTTATATTTATTAGTATACTGATGGATTTAGCATCAATAATTAATGTTGAAACTGCTATTAATAAAGGTACTAGATTAAAACTTAATTTATATAGTATCAAATATACATTATCAAGTTGCTTTATGATATCAATTGTACAAGCTGTATATATAAAACCTTCTGTATCAACATATTTTACAATTATGCATTTAATATTATGGTGCATTGTATTTTTAGTTCATAGAGTATTTATAATACAAGAAATATCTTTTAAACGAAGATATAAAAAATTACTTTTATTATCATTTGTAGTATGGGCGATTACATTTATAAGTCTTAAACAGATAGGAGTGATTATATAATGGACGTTATAAGATTATTAATACCACATATTCCAGGATACATAATTTTATCTTTATGTATTATTTTGACAAGTTTTGCAACTTCTAAAGTTAGAGAATTAGACTTTAATATTTATAAAGTAAGCAAAGTTGAAAAATTTGGAGATTGTTTATTAGCAAGTATCGAATGGTTATTATTTACATTTGGATTAGTTGTTATATACTTCTGTTTAACAACAATAGAAAATGTTTTGGATGTATACACAATTATAGTTACACTAATTTACATTTTCACCAATGTAGCTTTATTTATTGAAACTATAAGATACACAAGTGATACTAAGGAACAATTTAAAATTACAACATGGATAGGTTTACTTAGTTGGTTAACATATCCAATATTTGTTTCTATTATGTGAGGAGGTAGATGATATGATTAGAGCAGACAGTATTTATATACTATTTTTGATGATATTGATGCATATCATCGATGACTTCGTATTACAAGGTAAATTCTGTTATATGAAACAAGAATCATGGTGGGTAGAAAATTATCCAGACGAACTTTATCAAAGTGATTATAAAGTAGCATTGTTTCTTCATTCATTAGAAAATTCTATTATGGTTTTTATACCTATAATAGTTTACGGATTTTTAATAAATCCTGTGTGTATGAATGATTGGTATGTAATAATGATTACTGCTTTATTACTTTTCGCAGCAACATATTCTCATTATGCAATTGATGATATGAAAGCAAACCAATATAAGATTTCACTACTAGGTGATCAGATTGCACATATATTGCTAATAATTTTAAATTGGTTTATTTTAACAGGTGTAATAGGATTTGCTTCATCAGTATAAAAATAAATACGATACGAAACATCAAATTAAGAAAATTGATTTTATACTTTTGAGAGTATATTATTAATTTAGATATAATAGATTTAATCTATTTATCAATAAAAAAATATTTTATAAAAGGAGGACTTAGATATGTCCAATAACGGTAACAGGGCAGGACTTCAACCTGTCGAAACTGTCGAAAAATTTGAAATTGCTACATCTCAAGTAGCAGACTTTCTACAAAAAAGACTGAATACTTTTACAAGTACAGCACGTAAAAATGGTATTGATATACCAGATGTACAAATTAGCCTTGTGTCAATTGACTGGACTAAGAAATTTGTTCCTATGATGATCGTTCTTCCAGAGGAAGCAATTAAGAGCAGAGGTGCTAATGGTCAAGGAATCTATGACATTTTCAAAGACGAAAGTAATGATAACGTGTCAAAAATTGAAAAGCCAATCTGGGATGCATTATTATCATTCATCTATACAAAAGATGATAAGAAAGCATTCTTAAATTCAGGACTTCTTAAAAAGAACCTGTCACTTACATCAAGAATGGCTAGTGAGATAGCAGGTCTATGCTCACCAAAGATTATGAAATCAAATGACTCTTCTCGTAAGTCAGTTGTTTTCTTAATTGACCCTATTAAAGTCATCAGTGATATGATTAAAACTGGTAATGACGATGTTACAAAACAGGGTGTTCCAAGATACTTTACAGTTATTGAAAAGGTCGAAAGAATTTCACATGAAAATTACAAGTACTTCGTTACAAAAGAACCGAAGAAACAAAAGAAAGACAATGTTTCAGACATTCTTAGAATTGTAAAACAAACTCATGTGAATAAATAAGTTATGAAATAATTGGTATGACAAGGTCATGAAATTGATCTTGTCATACTATTTTTCTAACGTTAAAACTTTTTGATAATATTATAAAAGGAACGGTAATCATTATGATGAATGAATTTGATTCCTTTTCTGTTTGTTTTAATGTGATGAAGATTAAATATGCAACATACGATCAAAGTTTGGACGAGTTAAATTTTTTACAACCGACTGATAAAGTAAATGTATTTATTAATCTAGAATCTATACTTAGATTATTATCTAATATAAAAGATGTAGACAGAAAAGTTTATTCGTGCACAGATTTTAATGAAAATATTATATCTAATATTATAAATCTAGCTGCACATTATCGAAAGTTTTTTAGAGGAAACAACCTAGATACAAGAGTGTATCTATATATGACAGATTATTCAGAAGATAAATTTAACGAAACGGAAATTAATCCTGATTTTAGGTCATATTATACAGTTAAATATTCAAAGAATCCAAAATATATGGAGATGTCAGAAAAATTTAAAAATACCATAATACCTCAAACACAAGCAATTTGTAATTATATTAAGGGTGTTTATTTTATAACTACTAAAGGTTTTGATAGTTCTTTAGTTCCTCTTATAATTGGTAATTTGGATAAAAGTAGAAAAAATTTATTAGTGACTGGAGAATACGTAGATACTCAGTATTCGTTAATACCAAATTATATTTGTCACTATCTTAGACGTAGTCCTATAAAATCAACAACAAGTGGAGATTTAAAAGGACATTTATCATCATTATTGAATAAACCAAATGGAGATTATAATGAAGAACTAAATTTATATTGTAATAAATCATTTTATATGTTATTATTTTCTGTACTTGGAGAGCAATATAGAGCAGTTGAAAAAATACCAGGTATAGGAAATATAACTTTATTAAAACTTCTTAATCAAGGATTAAGAGAAAATAAGATAACTATAAATACAACTAATATCCAAACTATTTCAAGTATTTTTCCTGAAGAACTACAAGAAGATGTAATATGTAATTTTAATTGTTTGGATATGGAAACTATGTATAGTAAACTTACAAAAGAACAAATTCACTCTGTTGAATCACAGTTAGTAGATAGGTTTGATCATAATGGTTTATTACAACTCAATTCAACAAGATTTTATGAGCATAGATTTATGCTTGAAGAACTTACAATTTAAGATATCACTTAAGGCACATTACCTTAAGTGATATTTTTTTGAAAGGAAGGTGACTTTAATCATGGCGTTATTTGATTCTTCCAAATTACAATCATGGAGATATTCTATATATTCATGTATAATTTTAGTCAATGATGAAGCAATTCAATTAGATAAAATGTGTGTTACTGGTATTGAATTAGTGAATGATTATTTTAATAACACATTCCCTATTTTTAAATTAAATTTAGTTTTAGATAGCAGTACATACTATAAAATACTTAATAATAAAACTGAAGTGAAAATTAAACTTAGATTACAAAAATACTATCAATTATATGGAAGTAATAAAAAATCTATGTATAAAGATTTTATAAATGATACTTTTGTAATAATAGATGATACAATGGACATATCAAGAGATGATGATTTAGACTTACAAGAAAAAATAAATAAATCTAATTCAGATGATGAACTTGAAATGTATGATTATCCATTAGAGTTATTCTTGTACAGGGAAGAAACATCTACAGGAGTAAAAACCCAAATAAATAATATTCTTAAAAATGTTACATTATCTAGTGTAATAGGATATTTATTTGGTATTAGTAAGATTAAAAATGCTTTAGTAAGTCCATTAGAAAATAATAGAACTTATGAAGAAATTTTATTACCACCACTAACCATAAATAAACAACTATTACATTTAGATGCAATGTATGGTTTTTATAAATACGGTTCTGTTATATTTTTTGGTATTGATAGAACTTATATTTTGAATTTTAAAGGTGGATGTACAGCATTTGAAAATGGTGAGAAAACTGAAACTTGTATTTATATACCAAAATTAACAAGTGTAGAAAATTCAGGTATAGGAAGTATTGAAAGTAATGATAATAGACATTATATAAATTGGAATTATGATGAAATAAAAATTAGTAATAAATCAGTTACTAGAGATGTTTTAACTGGTAGTGATGCTTTAGTTATAAACACATCTACTGGAAATACAAGTAAATCTACTAGTAATACAATTACTAATGGAGATGCTAATGTAGCAATTATTGAAAATGAAGGTGAAAATGAATGGCTTAATACCACATTTACAGCTCAAACATCATCAAACTCATTAATTATATCAGGTATGATTAGTGACGTTGATGTATCCGCTTTAACACCAAATAAGAAATTTTCATTAGTTTTTGAAGACCAAAAACTTACTAATAAATATAAAGGAACTTATTTTTTAAGTAAAACTGTATTTAAATTTGTAAATACAACAGGTAATGGAGATTTCTCTATATTAGCATATATTGAACTTAGAAGACTTCATAAAACAAAATAAAATAATCCCTAGACTATTTGATATAGTCTAGGGAATTTATATTTTTGTACAAAAATATAAAAATGTTATTTTTCAAGAATTGCAAGTAATGCGTTTCTTTCTTCTTGAGAAATTTCTCCTGCATGACAAGATTCAAAGATATGAAGTTTAACTTCTTCTACTGTTGCAGATTCTTTAACAGGTTTTTCTTCTTTCTTTTCTTCTTCTTTTACTTTTTTAGCTTCTGCTTCGATATTCTTTTTATAGTTTTTAACCATTTGTGTCATTTCAGAAAAAAGACCTTTGATCTTATCTCTTCTAGTATTGATCATTTCTGGTGTAAATTCACCTTCTTCTTTCCATTGTTTTGTAACACCGATTACAACATCAAGAACATCTTTTACAACTGGTATAAAAGTACCAATTCCAAATGTAGGAATTGAAATTAAGAAAGCTTTGAAAACTGTAAGTAATCCTTGTGATAATACACCACCAACAATAGTCCATGCATCATCTTTAATATCATTAACTTCTGCTTCCATATCATTAAGATATTTAATAAGTTTATCACACTCTTCAGCAGCCTTGTCATACTCTTTATTTGACCAAGCTTTTCTAATTTCTTTAGTAGATTTTTTCCATTCTTTTTTAGCTTCAGTAAAAATTTTAGAAATTTTTAAATCTTCACCTTCTTGAACGAGTAATCCAACAGTTTGATCAAAAATATAATCGCTTACTGATTCTTGAAGTAATTCATAATTTGCCATTGTAATCACCTCATATTTATTTTTGTATTAAGTTTTAACATATGTATTATAATTATGTTTTATTTATATAAATAATTAAAAGAAAATAATAAGGAAGTGGAACCAATTTTGTTAAGTTAACTTTCTCTAGTTATCGAGATTTTCCTTAGATTACAGAAAACTTACTTAACAAAACTGCAATCGACTTATAGAATATAGAAAACAACTTGAAGATGGAACATCAGGATATTTAATATTTGAAAATGGTCTTAAAATATGTTTTGGATATATTGATATTGTCCCAATATCAGAGTGGATACTTCAAGGACAGTTGACATATCCTGTTAGTTATACACAAGAGCCATTTGTTAGTGTTACAAAAAATGCAGGAAATGAGTATATTGATACAATTATAAATGTGGGTGTTGGTACTATAGAGAGAACTAAGGTTAATATTAAAGGATGGAATTTTAATGGATCACTTTCAGAAGATAGTACATATAAAATCAGTTATTTAGTAATAGGATTTTAAAATGAAAATAAGGAATTATTTATCTAGAATAGGTATTTAATATATTTTATTTTATAATATAATAAGTATAAATAAATACTATTTATATTTATTTAAAATATTTAATTCATGTAAAAATAAACTACAATATTTTAATTATAATAGAAATGAGGTATTTTACATGAGTGCATATAATGTATTATTTGAAGAGGTCATGGAATACAGCTTTAATAAGATAGAAGAAGAGTTTTTTACTGAAAGTATTATAAATCCTCTTGGTAAATTTAAGAAAATTATTAAGAATATCCGTGATAATAAACCATCTCAATACTCAGATGATAAAGAAGTTATTGAATTTGTAGATAAGAATTATGATGACATTATTAAAGCATCTGATATTCTTGAAAAAGAACCTGATAAGTTGCGTAAAACTGATGTAGGATTCTTAATTAGAATTACTATTGAATTTATTGGATTTATTGGATTAACGGGTGTATCTATACCAGGAGCATTAACATTTGGTGTAATAATGACATTAGATACTTTATTAACACCAGTTCTTGTATATTTTAGAACAAACGCTGATAGTGATGTTCATGATAAACTTATCCAAATCAAAAAATCATTATCAAATGTTAATACAAAGAACCTTCCAAAATCAGCAAAAGTTAAAATCGATAAAATGATTGATAAAATCGATGATGCTGATATTTCAATGAGTAGAAGAACTAGAATGACCAAAGAATCTACAGATGATAAACTTGATGAGATTAAACTTTTAGTTTATGAGTCATGTTATCAAGGAGATATTACAACAGAAGAGAGAAATATCTTATTAAATATGGTAGATATTCATACAGCTTAAGAAATATGAGATACAGATTTTTCTGTATCTCATATTTATTTTAGTCTATAAATCTTAATTAATTTATTAGTGATATTTTCAATATTTTTATTTCCATATACCTACTGTATGATAATATATAGTAGCATCAACATCTGGAATATTTACAGCAGATACAAGATATATATCTTGTGTTTGTTCATGATAAAATCCTCCACCTCCCAATGTTAATAGGTTCGGGTGGTTTGACCATGCAATTTCAAAAAATACATTTTTAAATGTTACTGGTACCCATGTATTAGATTGATATCCGTATGCAATCCCACCAATTCTGGCAGATGAATATAAAGATCCCCATGATGATGATACAGGAATATCACTAACTGTTTGCCAAGCAGATATCATCATTAATCCATTGGAATATTTATATATAAAACAACCCCAAGGTATACCTAAAGGATTATTACCATCAACAGAATAATGATATATCTGGCATGTTATTTGGTTGCAGTTTTGTTAAGTAAGATTTCTGTATTCTTCGTAAATTATCGATAACTAGAGAAAGTTAACTTAACAAAATTGGTTCCCGCCCCCTCTCCTGCTAAATAATATTTAAATAAAAATAAAGATACGAGTACAAAAAAAGTACTCGTATCTTTCTATTCAAAATACTCCCTTACAGTATTTAAGAAAATTTTTACTAAAACATCTGGTAAATTATGCTTTTTAGCATTGAATTTTAGTCCTTCTTCATATCCAGTATCAGATGTCATTGATGCTGCATATGTATCAGAAAAATATTCCATTAAATCAACTAACGTATAGTCTTCGATTCCATTTTCAAAATGTTCTGGATGATGTCTATTACATTCAAAATGATGTTTTAAACATCCATTCATCATCTCTTCCCTAACTTTTTTATATTCAGGAGAACCATAAGGTGTCTCTTTTAATTTAGGAATATATTCATCATATCCTTGCTTTTCAGGATATTCAAATTTACTAGCATCATGCTGTACTTTTCTAACTTCTAAATCATCAATAAGAGTATCAACTACTCTACATACATTTTTCTTATGTACTAATACATCTTGTGTTGAATCATATGACATAAATTATTCCTCCAAGTTTTCTAATAAAGCTTCTTTTTTAGCCAAAAAATCATCAAACATAGATTTGAATGGCTCATTATTTTTTATGTTTTCGGTATTTTCTATTATTTCATCAGACGTTAAAATACCTTTCTTTATTAATAAATCAACTATAGCCATTTGTCTTGCATACATAGATAATGTAAACTCTTCTAGTGTAAGAATCATTTCTGTATTTAATTCTTCTGGTTCTTTAAACTCCAAATCTTCAATATCTATATTTTCAGCAACCATTTCCATTTTATCATTTCTTTTTTTATAAATATTAAAAGCCATTTTTCAATCTCCTTTTATTACTTAATTAATATTTTAACTATTAGTTAATTCAAATATTAGAAATGAGGAATTATAATTATGAATTATAATGATGATAGATATGTACCTTTAATTGAATATGTTTTGCGTAAAAGAATAGTTCCTTTAGTTGAACATCAAAGAAAATTTATAATGCAAGAAGAAAACTTTACACATAGTTATATGGATGAATACAAAATTGATTCTGTACATGGAGATAGAAATATTAGACCTGTATTTGATATATCATATTTAGATTTTATTATTATAGGTTTATTTGTAAATGAAATGAATAATGAAGAGTGTAAAAAAATATTTAATTTAAATAGAAAACCTATGAATTTTTCTATATTATTATTATTCATTCAAGCATATTTTAAAGACAATACAGTTTTATTTAAAATACCTGAAAAAGATGAAAATGGTGAAAATATTGTATATGTATTCTTTGGAAAGTTAAATATAGATGCCGATTCTATAAAACAAAAATTAAACCATTATATCAATAAAATAAATAATCCATTGGAATAAAAATTCCAATGGATTATATTTTACGCAAAATAAACTGACTTCTGCTCTAAGTGGAATGTATCATCCCACTCTCTAAGTAATTCTTTTCTCTCGTTATATGAATCTGCCCAATCATCAATTTTCAAATTAATTCTTCCATGAGCAGTTTCAAGTTCATTATAGTGCTTGATTATATTATACATTGCTTTCTTAACATCTAAAATAGCAATATTCGTAAATGTTTCTTTTTGTGAAAAAGGAACTGATGTTAATGATTTATCATGTAATTTAGCACACTTGATAAATATATTTCCACCATATAAATGATATACTCTAAGTTTATTAGGATATTGAAAATGCCATGTTAATTTAGGAAACATCATATTTGTCAAATTAGCACCTATATTAGCAGTTAATAAATCAGTAATCATATTTGGTGAATATATAGGCATACCAGCACCATAATATCCAATACCATTTATATCAGATGCATCATAATAAACATCAGCAACAAATACTATTTCACTACCATCAGGTACTTCAAGAGTCATATCACAATACTCAAGATTTCTATATAATCTTTCTATTTCAGCACTAGATTTTCTTATTATTTCATATTGAGGAAAATATTGAGAATATGTTCTAAGTGTTGTATTAATTATAACCTCTGCAATAGTAGCATCCACATTGTCAAGAGGTAATGCTATAGAATACAGACCTAGTTCAGTTTTTATTCTTGATATTAATGAAGACATATTCATGATTTATATCCTCCTATTTACTTAATTAGTAGATTGTTTTTAGATAGAAATTATCATTGATAATGTAGGAATTGAACCAATTTTGTTAAGTTAACTTTCTCTAGTTATCGAGATTTTCCTTAGATTACAGAAAACTTACTTAACAAAACTGCAACCAATTTGTTAACCCTAATATTTTAATTAATGGAAATTTTCAAGTATGGCAAAGAGGTACTAGTTTTAATACTGGAGCGAGTGGATATACAGCAGATATGTGGATTAAATATATTACTATAAATAATCCAAATGATACTATGCCAATAGTATCAAAATTAAATGATAATTCAGGTATATCTATTAATATAGGAACTGTTAAATCAGTTGAACTAAAACAAATCTTAGAGTATACAATAGATGATAATGCTCAGTATACTATAACTATAAGTTTTGATGGAGTTATAAGATCATATATAATAAATGGATCTGTAAGTGATTCATTTATTATATCACCAAATTTAAAGTTATCATATACAAGACACACAGGAGGTCCAATAGAAAATTATGATGAATTTTCAGTATTAATGACTGATAGTTATAATATAGACTTTATAAAACTTGAAAAGGGTACTAAGTTTACAGGAAATATTCCTAGAAGATATGATGAAGAACTGAGGTTATGTCAAAGATATTATTACAAATTACCATATGGACAATATGTTTGTGGATCTGATTCTGGTGGAAGTATTTATATTCATGATCCATGGATTATAAATAATATGGCTGGAACATCTAGAACTGTCATTAATGGTGTAACTACTTCATGTGGTTTAAAATATAATGGTATAGATTCTGGTGGTACTATAAAAGCTATAGGATATGCATATAATGCTGTACAAATTACATTTAATGAAGTTGCACCGTTAAGTACAACGGTTTATTTTTATTATGGTAGCGAAAGTCAATATATTGGCGTTGAAGCAGGCAATTGGTATTAGAATATTTTAACAAAAATTCCTAAAACAAAGTTTTATTAAAACTTTGTTTTGGGTTCATTAAATATAGAGAAAGGGATTTAATAATATGAGTAAATTTGAACAACTTTTAGACAATATTTTAGACTGTGTTACAGAATCAGTTGAAGATATGGTTATTGAAACTGAACCAGCAGTTATTGATTCAATTACAGAATCAGTAATTAATGGTGATATATCAGTAGATGAATGTATATTATTATTAGAATCAGTAGATAATTCTAAATATCATATTTCAGTACTAGAAAGATTTACAGAAGGTATTATTGATAATGATGAGTGTATAGTTCTTTTGGAAGCAACTAGATATGAAAAAGAACATACAAAAGCATTACAAGAATTAAGAAAACAAAATGAAGAAACTGAAGAAAAAATTAAAGCGTTAAAAAAAATACAAAAAACAGCAAGTGATTCTGTTAAAGAAAAAATCACACTTCAAATTAAAAAACTTGAACACGATTTATCAAATAAACTTAACAAATATAAAGAAAATTATTCAAGAGGAGATTATTATTCTAGCCCTTTAGACAATGAGTCACGGTTAGAAATTGGTAAAGAAAATAAGAGTAATGTGCCTATAGAATCTATTAGAAGTAGAGGTGAAGAGATAAAAGATCATGAAATATCTAAAAAATTTAATACCCCATCTACTAAAGTAAGAGAACCAGGTCTTTATCTTAAAGCATATCAAGGAAAATAAAATAAATATGAGATACAGATTTTTCTGTATCTCATATTTATTAAGCTGTATGTACATCCATCATACTTAGCAAGAGATCTCTTTCTTCTGGAGTAATTTGACCACTTGCTTCACTTTCAAAGATCTCAAGTTTAAGTTCTGTCATATTTACAGAAGGAGTTTCTTCTTTATGCTGAATCTCAGCAACTGATTCTTGAACAGGTTGCTCTTCAGGAACTACTGGTTCTTCAACAACAGGAGCTTCTGGATTTTCAACAGATTCTGTAACTGAAATTAACTCTTCTGTAATCTTAGTCAGAGCGTTTACATCATCCTGATTTTCCATATTAGCAGATTCGCAAACAGTAATCATTTCTTTAACTTTACCTTCATCGATAATGCCATTATTACCAGCTTCGAAAATTGCTAATTTCAATTTATCAATAGTTTTCATAAATTCATACTTTCCTTTCTAATATTTTATGATTTAATAATTTGTTTTAATTAATAAATAAAAAATAAGGTGCACAAGGGCACTGTTGAATAATTAATAGGTGGTGTACAAGTGCCCTTGTACATCAAAATAATATATCTATATTAATGAATAATATTCGTTTTTGTAAATATATTATTTTTGTAGAAATGTCTTATATAAGGAGGATTTTATCATGATTAATTATTGGACAAAGAAAGAGCTTAACAAAGAAAAAGCACGTGAGCATATAGTTGATATGCACAGAAGATTTCAAGATGAAATAGAATATTCAATTCAAAATTCTGTTGTATATACTGAAGAAAATTGCATGGAGTTATTAAAAGATAATCTAGAAAGAGACAACTCTGGTGCATTTAAATGTAAAATTATTAAATCTGGAATTGTTGAAGCTGTTACAAATTCAAAATCAAAGAAGAATAAAATTTGTGTATTAAATTTCGCTTCATATAAAAATCCAGGTGGGATGTTTATTAAAGGTTCAAGTGCTCAGGAAGAGTGTATCTGCCATTCTAGTACATTGTATCCTATATTGGAAGCATTCGATGACACATTCTATCATTATAATAGAGAGAATAAAAATAAAGCTCTATATAAGCATAGAATGATTTATACTCCAGATGTTATATTTATTGGTGAAAAAGGTAGTATCTTTAAAGCAGACGTTATTACTATTGCAGCACCTAATAGAGGGGCAGCTTTACGAAATAATGTTTCTGAAGAAGAAATAGAATCTACGATGAGAGAAAGAATTCAGATTCTAATGCAATGTGCATATTCTCATTTAGTTGATATTTTATATCTTGGTGCTTATGGTTGTGGTGTATTTAAAAACAATCCAAATGTGGTAGCACAAATGTTTTATGAAGAAATGGGTAAATATCCAATGACATATATTTATCCAATTCCAGATAATGAAAACTGCTCTGTATTTTCAAACATCATGTTTGATAAAATGTATAGAGATATGGATTTAGATTCTATTGGAAGTATTTTATAAGAAAAAAGAAGAGGATTAAAAACCCTCTTCTTTTTTTTATTCATCAAATGAAAATGCAAACCAATTTACCCATAAACTATTTAATTGTGAACTACATGAAAGTTTTACATATGTAGTAGTTACTGAAGCTACACAAACTTCTGGTAATCCTGCAGGATATTCTGCAGTAACCAAAACTCTAGGTATCACATTAAATGGGTATGAAAAATATGAAGTATATTCATACGCACCAGAATTACTATTATATGGAAAATGCTTACTTTCTACAGTTCCGGATACAATTTTAAATCTACCTAATGTAAAAAGTGAATGTTGTGCATCATATGTAGGATTCATATGTGCTCCATATGATTCATGTGGAGTTAATGATGCTACCAATTCTTGTTGGTTGCAGTTTTGTTAAGTAAGTTTTCTGTAATCAAAGGAAATTATCGATAGATAGAGAAATTTAACTTAACAAAATTGGTTCTCCCCTCACCTTCTTAATAGTATTTTATATATAATATTTATATAAAATGAAGCATTACATTAATTGAACCTGATTCCATTTTAAATTTAAGTATATTTGAATTTGGTGTTATTGTTATTTGTGCTATGTAATTATCATACCTAACTCTAAGTATAATATTCACCGATCCACTAGTTTTTAATCCTCTTGCATGAAACATATCTGCCCCATAATATTTATCATAACCATTCCAAAAACTAACTTTTAAAAATCTAGCATTAGGTGGTATCTCTACAGATTTTTCTACAGTATCAGTATAAATTGTTGTAATAGGTGTTCCAAATTCATTCAGGTTGCAGTTTAGCTCATCAATCTGATTTTGTAACAAATATCCCTGATTAGCTGTAAGTGCCTGATTGGTGACTCCGTTAGCACTATCTGAAGCACAACTATCTACCAACCACTCAGAAAGTGTTCCGACATTTGCTGCAGTTCCAGTATAATTTGAACTGTCAATGTAGTTAGAAGTATCTCCGAGGTAGTAAGTATTTGAGTTCATTGTTGCTGCATGGAATCTACCAGATGTTGTATCAAGATATACATTTGGATCATATAATAATCCACCAGCATTTCCATTTGCAGTTGTTGTACCTGTTACATATGCTTTTGTAGTAGCATTTTGAGTTACTTTTACTTTTTCATCAGTATTTTCATTTGCTGGCATTGTATAAACAATGTTTTCAGCAGATGTAATTCTACCGTATTTGTCTAATGAAATTTTTGGAACTACAAGAGAACCACTATGAGCTAATGATGTATTATCTCCAGCATTTTCACCATAAGTTCCAGCTGTTGCACCTGAAGTTGGAAGTCTATCTGCTGCTACTGTACCAGAAGCAATATTTCCAGCATTCAAGTTTGTTAATGCAGAACCATTACCAGAGAATGATTTTGCAACTAATTGACCATCTGTTGCACTTACATATACGCCTGTATCGAAGTATTGGTCAGATGGAACACCATTTTCAGCGTTAGGTGTACCTAACAAATAAAACTTTGTAGTGTTGTTACTTTGTGCGTATGGTGCATCAAAGTTTAATACTTCAAAGTTAGTTCCGTCATAAACTAATTGAACACGTGCACCTGCTCTAATAACATTTGCTTTTAAAGCTGCACCTTTGTGATAAATAGCTTTTGCACCGAGACTATTGATATTTAAAGTAGGACTTGCTACTGTAATTCCGTTAGTGAAAGCTATTGTTACATGTTGTCCTTGTGCAAGTGTAAATCCGCTAATTGAAGCAGTTTTAGCAGCTGTAACTGCAGCTGTTGTACAAGTTCCATAGAAATTAACTTTTCCGTCGATCGTAACACCTGATGTTGAGCTCGTATGAACGTCAGCCAAGGTATTCTTTGGATAAAGTATATATTTATTTCCACCCGAATCTAAGTGGGTCATTTCAATATGATGTCTTACTGTACTCATATCAAAATCCTCCTTGTTTTAATATTTTCATGAAAATAATAAAGGAAAATACGGATAGAACTCCGTAGTATTTCACATTAAAAGAATGTTTTTTATTTTATTTATGGTATATTTTTACAATAAAAATTTTACTTAACAAAAAAGTTTTTGTTTATTTTACTTAACAAAATTGGTTCCCCATCTTAATTTTTTAAGATGGATAATCATCATTTGTTATATAACTTAAAACAAAATGTACTTCTCTCCAACTATAAGATACACTATCAAATGTTAATACACCGTCAATTGTTAAAAAACCTTTACAACATGTATACTCACTACCAGATCTAAGAATTACTGGAAAACGAATACCCCTATAATATGGTCTATATCCATATGGTATAACAACATTATCTGGTATTGTACCATCAGTCTGAAAATCAAATGTTGTTATACATGAAAGTTCAACCATGTTACCAACTCTAAAACATTCAATACCATTTTCAGTCTCATGTTTTGTATAATATATTTGGTGGTTGCAGTTTTGTTAAGTAAGTTTTCTGTAATTCTCGTAAATTACCAATAGATAGAGAAAGTTAACTTAACAAAATTGGTTCCTATCCTCACAACCTATCCAAAAATATATTATTTTAACAAAATATACTCAGTAGGACGTGAGATTTCCTACTGAGTATAAAATAGATGACAATAAACATTTGTACACATCACCCTTAATTACTTGTTTCTACCTATGCAAATTAACCCAGAAAACAATAGTTTAAGGCAGAAAGATACAGAAAGAAGGTGAATTAGCCTTGGATTATGCTGTAGTTAAAACAAGACGTTCATCATTAAAAGTATATACAACATCAAATTCTTCAGATAAAAATTACATTGGTTCACTACCAACTGGTTCTAAAGTTGAAGTATTAGATTATCGTGTTGTAAATAATGTCGAATGGGTAAATGTAAAAAATAGTAATATATCTGGATGGGTAATTCTTAAACACCCATCTGTTTCATATTCATTTTTAGAGATGGAAGGTATATCTTTAATGGCTATGAATAGTGATACAGTATACAATAGTGCTGTTACAAGACAGACAAATAAAAGTACAATATCAACATCCATAGTTCAAGATAATAGTGGTTCTAAAATTAAGACATCTGGTAAAGTTGTTGAAAATATAGAAACTGGTAAGAAGGTTAATACTTATAAAGTATCACACCCATCACTAGCACTTTCTACTATTAACAGCTTTAATTTTAGTGGAAGTAGAGTTACTAAGCCTAAACAGATTAATCCTGAAGTATCAGAATCACCGACTAAAGTTCAAAATAGCAAAGGATTTCCCGCTGCAGAATTCGATCCATCTACTAATAAATATAAATATAATTATGAAACCGATTATGCAGATAATTCTTTCATACAAGCAGTTAATGATTTGAAGGAGAGTATTAATTTACATGAAGAAAGTAGTATTCAGTTATATGAAAGATATGCCAAATACTATAACAGATTTAAAGTTGCTACTCCAGATGATATGTTAACAAGAACATTTGCACATGTGTTCTTTACACGACCTGATTGCAATGTAATATATTCAACAGGTTCAAATAATCTTACATTAGTAGACCAAGTAAAATCTATACCTGATTATGTATATGAGTTTAAAAATAACCCAAGTACATTACTTCAGTTGTCACAATCTGTAGGATTGGACCATCAATTCATGATGTTACCTTCAAATAGAGTAACAAGTTTTGAATGTAGAGACCGATCTATTAAATATGATACATATGGAAAGACATTACATGGTAATAGTATTGCATATGGTAGACATATCGATGATTCTTTAGCTGCTGGAGAATTAAGTATATCATTTAATGATGATAGAGATTTGCATCTATTTAGAATGCACCAATTTTGGGTAGAGTATATTTCAGCTGTAAATAAAGGTGAACTCAGACCTAAAGATAATCACCTTATAAATAAAGTACTTGACTATGCATGTTCTGCATATTATATCGTTTGTGCAGAAAATGGTGAGGATATTATTTATTGGTCAAAACTCTATGGAGTTTTCCCAACAAATATTCCAGATTCTATTATGACATTTGCAAAGTCACAGTTTATTACAAACCCAGAAATAAGTATAAACTACCAGTATTCTTTTAAAAAAGATTGGAATACTGAAATTATAACAGAATTTAATTTAAATTCTAGTGGTAGTAAAAACTACCTTGAAACATATAACCCTAAAATATTATCAACTGGTAATACATGGGTTGGGGCACCATTCATTGAAATGGTTCCTGATAAACTTGGACGTACAGTTTACAAGTTAAGATTTAGAGAAAAATAAAAAGAATTGAGGTGAGTCTAAAGTTGGTAAATACAACTAGAAATTATAGAGATAATTTCGATTTTAAAACCTTGACAACAGATGTCCTCATACCTAAGTATTTCCCAGACCAAGATATCTCCACAAGAACTTCTGGTCTTATAGGATTTACTACAGAACAGCTATCAACTATTTCAGAAGATACGTTCTATGCAACATCTACGTTATTGAAAGAATTTTTTATACAAAAAGCTTCATTACCAGAATCAATTTATGCATATGCTTCATTATTTCAATTAAGTAATGTAATTGGTTCTGCGGCAAAATGTAGATTTTTGTTAGTTTTAGATGAAAAAGAATTAAGTAAAGTTTTTGATGAAGCAAATATGTATGCTACGCAAGTTACTCAAAACGTTATTTACTTAAGTAAAAATACTACTATTTATGTAGAAGAAATACCATTCGTATTAGATTATGATATCGAAATAACTAGAAAGAAAACAAAACTTGCTGCTACTGAATATGTATATGCAGCTAAATATGTAGTTACAGAATTCAATAACTCTATATCAGACATCACAAATCCTTATATAAAAATAAGGAGAAGTGTAGATGGATATTTTGCTATGGAAGTTATAGGACATCAATGTGTAAGAGAAGAAACAACAGAAAATCTTATAGATAATTCAACTATAAATTATCCAATCATTGATGTTAAATTCGATGGAATCTTAGCTGGGTTTGATGCTTTTTATAAAGCACCTGGTGATACTGAATATACTCAGTTGTTACTTAGAGTTGAAAACTCTTTACCAGAAAAAGATCCATTTTGTTTCTATAAAATTATTGATGAGAATATTTTGAGATTATCATTTAGTTTAAATGACTCATATTTTCAACCAGAATTTAATTCTGAAATTAAAATAGTTACTTATACAACTTTAGGTAAAGATGGTAACTTTGATACTTATACAGGAAAAGAAGTTTCAATAATTAAAGATACTGAAGAGTATAATTATAATGAAACCTTTATATTAGGTGCTTTAGTTACATCAGGTTCAGAAGGTGGTTCTGATACTATAAGTTTAGAAGACCTTCGAAGATTAACCGCAACACAATTTAGAACAGCAAATGTATTAAGTACTGATGAAGATCTTGAAGAGTTTTTTAATTCTTATAAAGATAAGAATGAAAACAGAATTAAATTTATTAAAAGAAGAGATGACTTATCATCTCGTTTGTATACAGGTTTTATGGTATGTAAGAATGAGGACTATGTATATCCTACAAATACATTAGATATTACTATGAATTACAAGTCATGGAATAATCCTGATGGTGGTTATACATATACCCAAGACCCAGGATACCTTTATACATATGAAACTGAAAATGGTTATAATAATAGAGTAGTTCCTTTATTTAAATTAGGTTTTAAAGAAGATAAACTATTCAGAAATTTCCAAGGTCAAAATGTATATCAAAATATAATGAAAGATTACTTCAAGTGGTTACATGGTATTAATCCATCAGTTAACCCAAGCTATTCAAGTAGTGAAGAAGACTGGGAATCTTTATATATTTCATCAAAAAATGAAAATGAGACTTTGGAATATTATGTTGAAAATGTAATTTATACATGTCCACATTGTGGTTTCCAATCACACAGAACTTTCAGTGATCCAGATTCTGGAAAAGAATTATGTTATTGCTGCCATAATGAAGGTATTAAAACTGGATATAACATGGCAGATATGGTTCTTACAGTATTTGATGTTGAAGAAATTGAAAGTCGTATTACAAAGGATATGTTTGTTTATGCAAATCCATTCCTTATGAGTATTACAAAACATCCAGGACTTGTAAATTACTACCTAACTATAATTAATCAAACATCACTTTTGGATTTCCTTCAATATAATATTGATGTACCAAATCAATTTATCATCAATCAAGCTACTTTTGAAAGAGCTTTATCTAAGGATAAAGAATATTCTGTAAAGTTAAGATTAATGTCATCAATGCAATGGAATCCTGAATTATTAATTCCAGGAATTTCAAATGATGATTATGTTGGAAAACGAACAAATCTTTCAAAAAATTATGTAAGAGTAATGATGATTATTGAAGATGGTGGTGTTGATTCTTGTTATATGGAAATGGTTCCAACATCATATGATAAAGATTTAGATGTTGTTACATTTGAATGTAAATTTAGAACTAATGATCATGTAACACTTGGAAATCAAATGCAAATTCAAGACTATACAAATGAAGAACTTGGATATAATCCATATCTTATGGATTATACATCTACTGAATATACAATGGATGAAAGTGAAAAATTGAAGTTATGGGTTAATGAAAGAGAGTATATTGACGACTCTTCAGAAAATACAGGTACTGAAACTGCTAGTGTAATGAGACTTCGTTCAGCAATTACAGAAGGATCTAATACAGAAGAAGAGGTTATTGATAATTCTGGTATTCGTGGTAATTTCACTTATATCATAAATAAAACTTCTAAACTTATACCTATGACAGATGTTGAAGTTAAATTTGTAGTTCTTTATAAAGAGTATGAAGTTGATGATGATTATGTTTATACAACAAACAACTACCCATCACAACAAGCAATGTTTAGTCTTGTTAATTATAATTGGACAAATATCTATTCTACATTCTCAGATAGAGTAGATTTTATCAAACCTCTTACAATGATTAGAAGCTCAATGTATTTTAGAGATGATAGACTTTATAATGTAGCAAATGGTGATATTTATTTATATTCATCACCAATGATTAAGTATTCACTTATGCAACATTTTGATTCTAATGGAGCATATACAAAAAATGAGTGTGGAAAAACTAATTATGAAATGTTTACATATTTAATCAATCAGTATAGAAACCAATATAATAATCTTGAAACTGTGCTGTATTCTATTATTTGTCAAGCAACATATCTTGATCTTAAATGGTATAATACATATGGTAAGAGTAAAAATTATATTATTGGAGATAGTGATGAAATTATCGATAGAGTAAATATTTCTATTGGGTTCTATATTTATCTTGTTGCTGGAACAGACGCAATCAAAGTTACAGATGAAATTAAATCATTTATTAAAGAAACTATTGAAAATCTCAATACAACAGGTTCTAATGAACTTCATATTTCTAATCTTATGAGAACTATTGAGAATAATTTTGCATATGTAGATCATATTAAATTTATTGGTATTAATGGTGATATTGATGCCTCTGGTTCATACAAAACAACTGATACTATGGGTTATAGTACAGATTACCAGTCAATTAAAAATATCACAAAAGATATTAATGAACTTAGTAAAGAAGAAAGATTTGCATATGTACCAGAAATGTTATGTATTAATAAAGACCAAATTTGTCTTGTTTTATATAACGAAGATTAAAAAAATAAGAGAGTGTTTTTTACACTCTCTTATTTCTATTCTTCGAGATATTTTTGAATATGAATCTTATTTTCTTTTGTAGAATTTGTAACCCGTATATATTTTCCATCTGAATTCATATTATAAGATTTATAATCATATTTCCAGAAAGAATCTAATATATCAACTATCTGTTCTTTAATCCTCATATCTAATATAGGAAATAAAATTTCTACTCTACGTTCTAAATTTCGAGGCATCCAATCTGCACTACTACAGAATACTTTTGGATGACCAGAATTACAGAAATAATAAATTCTTGAATGCTCTAGATATTTTCCTACAACAGATTTAACCTTTATGTTTTCACTTAAATCTTTAACACCAGGTTTTAATGAACAAATCCCTCTAACAATTAAATCAATTTTAACACCTGATTTACTTGCATTGTATAATGCATCAATGATATCTTTATCACAAAGTGAATTCATTTTTGCCATAATATGTGCATTTTTTCCTTCTTTTGCTACTTCTGCTTCTGTATTAATAAGTTTGATAAATTCATCTTTTAGATTATCTGGTGCTACAATTAATTTATTCCATTTACTTGGTTTAGAATTACCACTTAAGAAATTAAATAAAGTTATAGCATCTTTACCAATATCTTCATTTGATGTGAATAATGACATATCAGTATAAATCTTTGCTGTTTTTTCATTATAATTTCCTGTACCAAGATGTGTATAATATTTTAGTTTATCATTTTCTTTTCTTATAACTAAACATATTTTACTATGAATCTTAAGATTTGGGATTCCATAAATTACATGGCAGCCTGCTTTTTCTAAAACTTTAGCCCATTCAATATTATTATTTTCATCAAATCTGGCTTTAAGTTCTACAAGTACAGTTACTTCTTTACCATTTTCAGCAGCCTTTCTTAAAGATTCGATAATTGGTGAACTACTACTTACTCTATAAAGAGTTTGTTTTATTGCTAATACATCAGGGTCTTCAGCTGCTTGTTTTATGAAATCAACTATAGGTTTATATGATTCATATGGATGATGTAAAAATACATCTTTTGAAGAAATTACATTAAAGAGGTTATTAGATTCCAATTCATCATAAACTTTTGGAATATAATCTTTTTGTTTCTTGTCATCAATATCTTTTATTAAATCATAAACTTCCATTAAGAAAGTCAAATCTAATGGACCATTTATTTCATAAATATTATTTTTATTGACATTGAATTTATTTTTTAAGAATTTAAATATAGACTTATTTGTATTTTTCAATATCTCAAGTCTTATTACTTCTCCCCATTCTCTTTCATCTAGTTTCTTTTTAATCTTGTTTAATAAATCTGAAGCATCGTCCTCATCAATATTAAGACCTGCATTTCTAGTAATTCTAAATTTAGACATTTCCAATATATCATAAGATTTAAATAACTTACCGATAAATTCAGATACAACTTCTTCCAATAGAATAACAGATGGCTTATCTTTATCATTTGGAATTACAACTAATCTAGGTAAATTTGTTGGTATCTGAACTATTGCAAATTCTTCTTTCTTAGATTTTTTCTTTTTAATCTTTACGATTATATGGATTGCTTTATTTTTAACTAATGGAAATGTACTACTATTATTAAGAATAATAGGTGTTAATACTGGAAATATTGTATCCTTGAAATATTTTGAGATATATTTCATGTCTGAATCTGAAAGTTGTTTTATTGATTTAACAAAATTATATTTATTTAATCCCATTTCTTTTCTTATAGAATTTTCATAAATATTATATTGACTAGTAACTATAGAATGAACTAATCTATTTATAGATACTATTTGTTCAGATGAAGTCATTCCAGATATATCTCTTTTTTTATATCCAACATTAATCATATCCTTAAGAGATGCAACTCGAACCATAAAAAATTCATCGAAATTAGATGATGCTATGCTTAGAAATTTAATCCTTTCACTAATAGGAAGTTTTGAATCTTTAGCTTCATCAAGAACTCGATTATTAAATTTAATCCAACTAAGTTCTCTATTAAGATATTTGAAATTTCTTTTCTTTTTACCCATAATTATAAATCTCCTTCTTTAATATCTATTAAAATAATATATCAATATTGGGTAAAAATTAAAAATGCTATTTTAAGGTTATTATTATAAAAAATAGTATGTGAGAGAAGGTGGAGAGGGGATGGGAACCAATTTTGTTAAGTTAAATTTCTCTATCTCTCAGTAATTCACGAAGATTACAGAAAACTTACTTAACAAAACTGCAACCAACAATTTAAACAAAGTAAAAATAAAGTTTTATATTTTTTATATAATGGATATCCATTAACTGAAGTATTTTATGATGAAAATATTTCAAAAATAGAATATTTGTTAGTTACATTTGTAAAAACAGGTCAATACTATCAAACATTCATATTTGCACGTGATATTAATTCACATGCATTTATATTACCATATTCTGAATATTATTTATATGCTTTTGTAAAATCTGATGATAATAGTTTTTATATAGAAAACCCCTCATCAGTAGATGTTTCATCATTTAGAATTGTGAAAATTGTAGGTATATATAATTAATAAATATTCTAGGTAGATTATCTACCTAGAATATTTTTACATTAAAAAAACTATTCTTTAAAGAAAGGATGGTGATAATTTGGGTAGATTAAAACGAATTGGAAACCGTATATTTGATGTTGGTACATCAAATACATCATGGTTACAATTAGCATCTGACTTAAAAACACTAGGTGTTAAAAACTGGTATTTTATGTTAGAAGTAAAAGACCCAGAAGTTATAAAGATAGATCCTTACCAATGTGATGATAATGGAGTTTGTACTTTAACACGTGATCAAATAGCAAGAGTTGTAACTGAATGTAGAAGAAACGTTTGGTATTATTTACGTGAAGTAGCAAGAATTCCAGACCCTGGTAATCCTAAAGGAGTACCATATAAAGCTAACAGAGGAAATATAGCACAAGCATTTTTGTTTGTTAATGGTATAGATTCCTGGTTATGCCTACCAAGGCAACAAGGGAAGACACAATCTGCATTATCTGTTCAAGCTTGGGGTTATTCATTCGGTACTACTAATACATCATTTATCTTTGTAAATAAACAACAACCTGATGCTAAAGAAAATTTAGCTCGTATAAAACTTCAGATAGATTTATTACCAGAATATTTACGATTTGAATCATTTTTTGATGATGAAAATGGTAAAACTGTAAAAGCTGTTAATAATGCTACTGAAATGAGACATCCTGTAACAAAAAATTCAATTAAAATTAGAGCTGGTGCTACCACTAAAGATAAAGCAGTATCTCTAGCCAGAGGTCTTACTGCAGCAATTATTCATTATGATGAACCTGAATTTACATTATTCATTAAAGATATTATCGAAAACTCAGTTTCTACATTTGATACTGCTGCTAGAGCCGCAAAGAAAAATGGAAGTTTATATGGAAGAATTTTTACGTGGAAATGCGCGTAAGTAAAACCCTTTTAATTGCTGGGACGAACTTGTTAGGTCATTGGTACAGTGAAGTGTGACAATCCAATGAATAGAGTCAATCAGCAGCGAAGCCTTAATATATAATTAAGGAACGTTCAACGACTATCGAAAGCATAGCTTAAGAGAAAGATTTAAGTGAAGAAGTGAGTAGAGTAGGACTTATAGTCCGAAATAGAGGGCAATATTAATTTGGTAATAGAATTAATATTGAAGATATAGTCTAAACTTTATAGAGATATAAAGATTAATATATGGCACACCAGGAGACTTGGACTCACCAGCAGGAATGTCAGCACAATTTGTACTTGATGCTTGTGTAAGATGGTCAGATAGACTTTATGATATGACACAAGAAGAAATGGAAGAATTTGCTGCAGCTGGTAATAGTAATAGAATTATCTATATAGAATTCCAATACTTCCAAATTGGTTTGGATGGAGAATGGCTAGAAAATATTAGTGCTAAAATTAATAATAACCTTACAGTTCGAAGAGAGATTCTTCTTCAAAGATTACATGGTTCTTCATTATCACCATATGCTCAAGAAGATATCGAATATATCGTAGAACATGTAAGAGTACCAATAGATACTTTGTTTATTATGAAATATTATCAATTTAAGGTTTACGAAGAACTTGATCCTACAATACCTTATATTGTAGGAGTTGACTGTTCTACAGGTACACTTAAAGATAATAATGCTATAACAGGTATTAACCCATATACAGAAAGACCTGCATTTGAATTTGAATGTTCTTATGTTGGTGAAACGGTATATGAACAGATAATTATTGAATTAGTTACAAAACATGTACCACGTGCTATTGTATGTATAGAACGTAACTCAGTTGGTGATGGTGTTATTGACCATTTACTGCAATCAAAGATTGCTTCTAGACTTTATTATGATAAAGCTAAAGAATTAGCAGAATCTAATATGAAAGATAAAGAAACAATCGAATCTATGCTTAAGAAACAAGCATCTATGAAATCATATTATGGTGTTTATACTGAAGGAAAATCAAGAGAAACTATGTTTGCTATTTTAGCAGATAGAATTGCTCAGTGTAAAGATGATTTTGTAGCAGAAAATGTAACACGAGATATTTCCAGATTGATAAGAAATTCATCAGGAAAGATTCTAGCAGGACCTGGTTTAAGGTAATATAGTAACAGGATAATATAGTAAAATTATTGCCTAATTATAAATGAAGATCAGGTAAAACCTCTTTAATTGCTGGAAACTCCTTAGAGCCTAAAGTACCAAAGTGTAATAATCTTTAGGATTGGACAATCAGCAGCGAAGCCTTAATATTAATTAAGGAACGTTCAACGACTATCGAAAGGGTAATTTAAGAGAAATACTTAAATGAGTAACTGAGTAGAGTAGGGAAACCGAAACGGGAGGCATTGATAATTTGGTAAAAGAATTATTAATGAAGATATAGTCTAAACTTTATAGAGATATAAAGATTAATATAAATAAAGTTCATGATGATAGCGTAATGTCATACTTAATTGCTATGTATGTTTTAGTTCATGGTAATAACTTAAGTATTTTTGGATATATTCCTGGACAACGTGAAGAAAGACCAAGAAACCAAGGTTTACTTTACAAGAGTGAATCAGAACTTAGTAAAGTATTACCAGATGATATAGCATCATCTATCGTAGAAGAGAGAAAAAGAGCTAAATTATTAGATTATGAATCTATATTAAGAGAAGCTATCGAATCTTCACAAAATGAGACTGCAAAAATTATGCAAAGTTCTATTAATATGAGAACTGAAAATTCTGAAAATGTAACACCATCTGATTATACCACATATGAAGATGAATTTTCAGATTATGATATGTCATTTTTTAATGAAATGAATGGTCTTAAAAATAATAATGATGATGGAATGGGTGGTTTTCCTTGGTAAAAATAATAGAGTAAGAGTTTTTTAACTCTTACTCTATTTTATTATCTATACCATGCTGAAATACAAAAAGTATTATTTGTAGATGTAACCCCACCTGTTTGATATATTGCAGCTGAAATAGTAAGTGTTTTATTTTTGTAAACTCTACAATTTGCAGCTAATAAATATGTTGTTGAATAGTCAGGAATATAAAAAGCTTGACCTGTTCTATATGTTATCACATCAGCATCATCAAATTCTAATTGATTTTTTATAAGTCTGTGATATAATGTCCAATCTGTATTATCAATATGGATATTTATTATAAGTTCAGTAGTTATATCATATCCAGAAATATCTAATGTATGACTTATTGCAAATGTATCATCAGTTGGTATTTGTTTAAATTGCTTGTTGCAGTTTTGTTAAGTAAGTTTTCTGTAATCAAAGGAAATTATCGATAACTAGAGAAATTTAACTTAACAAAATTGGTTCCCCCTTTATCATAGTACTTCCACATATACAAGATAATTAGAAAAAGAAACATAATAAATACCATTCATTGTTACATACAAATGTAAGTTTTTCTACACCACTAGAAACTGTAATTGATGCATATATAGCTCCAGTATTATCTCTAAATTCTATAATTCTATTACTAACCAATGCACATAATGGTATTGTTATATATTCATGACTTCTGTTATTACCATTCCATAAACATGCAGATATGAAATTTATATTTTTATCTGTTGGAAAGTCTATAACTTTTGTTCCATTTATACAATTATTTTTATTTACATATAAATGATCAACATAATTAAACATTTCTTGTTGGTTGCAGTTTTGTTAAGTAAGTTTTCTGTAATTCTCGTAAATTATCGATAACTAGAGAAATTTAACTTAACAAAATTGGTTCCCCCATCCTCTCCCTTATGGATTTTATTGATATATCATTTATATGAAATATAATAAAAGGAGATAAATAATATGAGTGAAAAAATTAAAACTGTTATAAATAATGGAGTTGAAATACCAAATGAATGCGATTGTATTTGGTGTGGTGGAAAAATGCATAGAAAAGGTGCATGTTATATGGGTGCTGGTACAAATCAATTTTCTTTATGGTGTGAAAATTGTGGTGCTGTAGTAATTCATGCTAAAAACTTTTCTAGAGAAATCGAAGGTTTTACTATTAAATTTGATTTGAAAGATTCAAAATAAAATATGTAAAAATAAATATATTAAAAGATATATTATTTTGGTGTAAAAAGAATATAGAAAGGGTGTGATTTCATGCCTAAAAACTTACAACTGAATATTGGTAGATACAGACATAAAGCAAAAATAATATTAGAAGATGCTGTTGTTAGTGTATCAGAATCTATGCACCTACCAAAAAGTAACGTGTATAGAAAATGTAAATTTCGTTCAGAAAGAAGAAAACTTTCTAAAAGAATAGAAGATTTTCGATATATGGACGAGATGGAAATACACAAATTGTTTGAGACCTATTTTAAATGTGAACTCGATAAGATATTTCAGGAAGCTGCGAAAAGTAAGAAAGTGAAATGATATAATATTATTGTGAATAGAAGCAAAAATAATAAATAAAATCAGTTGTTTCTATCAAAAAAGTTCATAGCGTGACGTAATAAAAACAATCGTCAGCAAACAAAATTTATTACATGTGGTGGAGATAATATCAAGAGCCAAGAGGTTAGTATGAAAAAGAATTCAGTAGTAAAGAAAGTAAACAAATCAATCGATACAGTAGGAAAGAAACTCGGAATGAACTATTTCGAAAGAAGAAAATTCCGTCGTACAGTTGGTGGATTCGGATACGACGTTGCGGTTGCAACCGTAAGTGGTCTCGTAATTTCTGGTATCGAAACAATCGCTTATGGTGTTGGTAGAGTAACAGGTGCAGCATTCAATGCAGTATCTGACGGCGTTGAAAATATTCGTTATCGTATTGCAGCAAAAAATGCTGAATGTGAAGACGATTATGAAGACGATGAAGAAATTGATGAAATCTTCCAAGAAGATGAATTCGAAGATGGCGAACCGGAAGATGAAGGTACAGGTAATACTGGTGACGATGAATAATTCATTGTCGCTAATTACATATGGTTCTCAATGTACATCGTACTGTATTAACAGTACAAAAGGTCTCAATGTAAAAACGTAACCATATTGGTTACAAGAGGGTCTCAATGGAAATGTGGGGTGATTGATTTTATCAATTGCCTCACATAATAAAAATTTTATTTTTTATTATGAAAGGAAACTATGATGATTAGTATTATAGAATTGAAACTTCAAGAAGAAGAAATAAAAAGTTCCGAAGCTCTACTTAAGCAATATAAAAAAGAAAGAGAAGATTTGAAACGTGGTGAAGGTCTTGCTAAAATGATGCATTCATCTGAAATACCTGTAGCAATTACTATGTTAACAGAACATATCGAATCTTTACAATCAAGTATTAATAGTATGAGAAAAAATCATGCAACTCTTTTAAGATTATCTATTGATTCTGTATCAGATGAAATTAAAGAATCTACAGAAAGATTAAATCATGAAATTAGTCTATTGAAGAATTATCAAAATGAAAATGAGTAAGTGAAATAAATCACTTACTCATTTATTTTTATCCTTCATATCCAACTGGATATTGAACAAGAATTCTATAATCTTTAGGTTCTATTTTTTTCTTCATAATTACATCAAGAGATTTATATAATCTATTCTTATATGCAACTAAGTATTCTAATGAATGCGGAACTTCAAATTTTTTAGAGTATTTATCACTCTTTAATATGTCAATATAATATTGAACCGTATCAATCTTACTTCTTGTATAAGATAATAGAAGTAATTTGTCATCATTTGTTTTGATTTTATCAATCTCTACAGCAATATAGTCCAAATCATATTCAGGTATTTTCTTTAGTTTCTTTTTACTAAAGAAGAACTCTGTATAGTAATTATCAAGAATATCATTTACTGATTCACACACCATTTCCATCTTCTTCTTATCATCTATAGAAGAGTCTTTAAATGTGCTTTCTGTATATTCTTTAGAAAGTACAGAAATCATATTCTTTACATAAGTACTTGGAACCTTTTCTGAAAGAATTGCAAAATTACGTTTATTTAATTTTGATTTTCTTTCTTTGAAATTATTTATAGTATCAATAGAAAACTTCATTACAGATTTCATTGACTTATCAGGATCATTAGAAACCTTTGAAGAAAATTTATCTAATACTGAAGATAATTCCATTCCATAACCTAAATTTTTTGCATAGTTATCTGCAGCAATTTCAGTTTTTAAATCACTGATTCTATTATTTGATAATGAACAAGAATCAGCAACTGGTAAAGATAAAACATTACCAAAGTTCTGAGATTTTAATACTGCTTTAATTCCTGTATGTAAATTAGCAAATTCATATTTAATTACTCTAACTATTCTATTCGGAATAGAATTACTATGGATTGTATGACCTACTTCATGTAATAAAAGAGCAGTACATTCTCTAGCAGATATTGGTACTAATGAATCATCTAAAACTCTTCTATCTATTTCTATGTTCCAAACAGTGTTTTTTGACCATAATTCATGAATTACACTTACAGATTCTTCCCTTACAATAGATTCCACAATTCTATCGATTGTAGCAATTTCAGGAAATACTGACATTACAAAACATGGATCATTTCTCTTTGCTTCTATGATTGATATATTAAACGTCTGATCAAATACCTCTTTTAAATTTCTTTCAATATCTCTAAGAAGATTTACTTTTCGTCTATTCTTCTTTAATTCTTCAAAGCATTTATCAATACGTTCAAATCTAATTTTTTGAGCTTCTAAATTCATAACTTAATGCCCTCATTTCTTATAATTACGTATTAAATGAATGTTTTCATGATTTAATAGTTGTAAAAGATAAATAAAAATAAGAGTATATTATATTTTTAGTATTATATAAAAAGGAGATTTTAAAATATGACAGGGAGAGAATTTAAAGCAGCATTAGAAGCACAAAAACCAATTATCAAAGGGTCTATGGGAGATTTTGACCTTGATAAAACAGCAATTTTGATTTTTGAAATATTGGATAATAATTCCGATATTACAACAAATACTATGCTTATTAAATGCACATCATCAATTTCAAAAGAAAAACATAAGTATATTCTTGATACAGTTATAGCTCAATTCTATAATAAGTATCCAAGAAAAACTATACTGGATATAAGAGTTTCAATAAAATATCCAGGAAACCAATCAGAAACCATGTTAACTACAATTGAAGATAATCATCTAACTTTATATAATTTAAGTGATTCATATAAAGAATTAATAAAATCAAGAATACAACTTTTTGAAGAAAATAGAAGTTTTGATGAAAAGAGATTTAAACATTTTGTATCTTTTTATAGATCTCAAACACATGTATTCATTACAGCAATATTTGCTAAGTATGTAAGCAAACATGCAATAAATTATAATGTATATATTGGAAGACCAGAAATTTATACTGGTTTTACAAATGATGATTTAAGTATTTGGGTTTTGAGAAACTTTTCATGTGATTTATTACGATATGTATTTAAAATGAGTAAACGAGATTTAATGTTAAAAGACTATCAAAAAACAGTAGTAACTAGTAAATTCATAACTAATACTCATAAGAGTTATTCAGTAGGTAATTTTATAAAGATTAGTGACGCTGATAAAATTATACATATTATTGATAGTTATTTAGGATTAATCGATAGAACTCTTAAAATGGATAGTTTTGATTATTTAGACTACATATACGTTCAGATAATAAAATATCTAAATACAAGAGAATACAATTCAATTATTCCAACCACAGTAGTTTAAAAAGAAAGGTGATAAATTATGAGTAAAAAGAAGAAAAACAAAAAAATCACTGATAAATATGAAGACTTCAATATTTCAGAAGCATTAGAAAAACTTTTGAAAAAAAGAAGAAGTAAAAAAGATGTCAAAAGTATTTGGCATTAAATTTTATGATTGTAAATGCTATAAGCATTTTCAATAAATAAAAATAAGGAGGTAATAACAATGGCAAAAGAAACAGTAAATGATGTCTTAACAGCCATCGCTGCAAAGCTTGACGATAAAGGGAAAAGAAAACTTAATCGTTTCAACAGAACAAGTTTTGAAAGACTTTTGAATGCAGCAGCAAGCGATCCAAATTTCTCATCAGAGGTCGCAATTATTAAGAAAGGTGAATTTGCAGGTTACAAAGAAATTGCATGTGGACAAGAGTTCAGAAAATGGATGAGACGTCTTGTAGAACGTGCAGGTATTGATGCTAACGAATCATCTGTTGTTGAGGATCCAAACTTCCAAGTTGGAAATATTGGATGGATGTATGATTTCTTCGCAGAGGTTCTTTGGTTATACCTTGAAGGTAACAAATTCGATTTACCTAAGAAAGAAGATTTTGCAGCAACGATTGCTCTTAAAGAAGTTGATGAAACTGTAAAAGTTTCAGAAGTTAAATCACCTTCTGATGGAAAAGTAATCGGTACATTTGAAACTACCAAGAAAGCACATAAAGTACTTTCAGTTAAATCAAGCTGTCCTAAATACCTTACAAATAGAAGACAGGTATAAAAGTAAAGGATGGTAAAAAATATGAAAAAGTTTTGCTCAGTTGTTATAAGTTACGTTATCACAGTAGGAACAACTATTGCTACAGTTTTAACAGTTCTTAAAATTAAAGATTCAAAAAGAAAAACTATCAAAATTAAATATCTTGACCCCGATGTGAAAATTGAAGAGATTGAACAAGGTGATTGGATCGATCTTAAAACATCAAAAGATATACGACTACACAAAGGTCAAAGAGGAGATATTCCACTTGGAGTTATTATGAAACTTCCAAAAGGATA